CTTAGTTGGTGATGCCGTCGGCGGCCGCGAGGCCCTTCAGGCTGAACAGCGCCAGGCCGCAATACCACTTGACGCGGGTGATGTGCTCGTCCTTCGACTGGTGGATGCCCACGTCCTCGATGACGATGCCCGCATCGTTGGCGGCGGTCAGACCGGCGATGCCGTGGGTGCGGCTGCCGTCGTCGAGCGTGCCGGCGAAGATGGTCGTCTGCGCCGAGCCGGAGCCCTTCACCTGGTTGGTCGCCAGGTAGTCGTTGCGGAAGATCGGGACACCCGAGTAGGCGATCACGGTCTCGCCCGAGGGCATCTGGTAGACGTCATCCGCCGTCACGCCGCCGAGCGCACGGATCAGGGCCTTGTAGGACCGGATGGTGCGGGAGTGCATCGTGATATAGTCGACGTTGCCATCCTTGTCGACGACGAGGTCGAGCAGTTCGTCGAGGAACGCGAACGACAGGGCGCCGCCGTTGGTGCCGGTCGCAACCTTCTGGGAAGCATCGACGAGGGTCGGCAGACCCGCGAAGGTGTTGCCCGTGCCGTCACCGGTGGCCAGCATCGTCTGATACTGCCGGCCGGCGGACTTGGCCTTGGAGGCGATCTGGGTCGCTTCCTGGTCGGTCGTCGCCGAGCGGGTTGCCTGGATGAGGCCGTTCACCTCGGCGTCGCCGAGGATCGTGGTGAGGTTCGAGTTCACCTTGGTGAAGGTCGCAGCATTCTTGGCGGTGATCGTATCGCCAACGGCCGCGGTCTGAACGTCGCCAAGGACGTTCTCGCGGTTGTAGGCGAGCGAGTTGCCGTCGATCCCGTCGAACGGGAGCAGCTGATACATCTTGTTGACGGTGATGACGTTCTCGATCACGCCAGCGACGAGCTCGTCCTGAGCCAGCTTGGCGCTTTCCGTCAGGGTAACAGAAGGCATGATGGGTCTCCTTGAGAGGTTGGTTGCTTCGTTCCGTGCTCGGCCTACGGGCATCTCGCCTTTGGCCAGGGCCCGGTCAGCATCACGCCTTCCTGGGGCCGATCATGGCAACGGGCGCCAAGGCGCCCGTCGTCTTGATGTTCATGTTCTAGCGCAGGGCTACGCGCGAGCGTGCCAGCACTTGCAGGGGGTCAGCGACCGCCGCGACGCTTGGCCAGGCCGTCGGCAATCCGCTGAGCCGCGGACTTCTCACCGTCCTGCTGCTGCGTCTGCCGCTGCTGGGTCTGCGCCGGAGTGCGCTGCTGACCGTTGGGCTTGCCCCCGCCGTTCGGAGCATCGGAGGCGAAGGCGACGCCGTAGTCGCTGGAGGCCTTGAGCTCCTTCACGAGGTCGGCCACCGACATGAAGCCGCCGGCGCCATTGCCGCGATAGTCGCCCGAGGCATCCTTGATGCGGACCACGTATTCATCGCCATCCGGCACGACGACCGCCTGCGACTTGATGATCGGCATGAGGAGCTTGGCATTGCCCTTCGCTTCGGCCAGCGCAGCGAGACCGGCACTGTCGACGAGGTAGCGATCGAGCGTTGCCTGCATCTTGGCCTTGTCAGCCTTGTAGCCGTCTTCCTTGACGCCAAAGGCCTTCTCGATGTCAGCCTTGATCTTGGCCGGGTCGACCTTGGACTTCTCGGCGACCTGCTGGGTCAGCTCGTCGATCTTGGCCTTGACTTCCTCGATCGTGTCGAGCCCGAAGGTCTCCTTGACCACGGAGGCCACGTCCTTCTGACCCTTGAGGGTCGTGGTGGTCTTGCGCTCGTTCTTCAGCGCACCATTGAGGCCCGTGATCGCGTCGACGATGCCCTTCATGGTCGAATTGATTGTGAACTTGCCGTCCTGTCCCTGCGAGTAGACAGGCTTGAACTGCTCGGGCACCTTGTCCAGGTTGTCGAGCGTCCCGTTGGCGCTGAAGTCGAACTCCATGGTCTTTCTCCTCTGGGCATCACGCCCGCTAGTGCTCCGGCCTCACGCCGTGAGCTTCCAAATTGCCAGCCCATTATGCACTCTGGGTGGGCCAGCTATCCCGTTACTTACTGCGCATTGAGCGGCGGCTCTCCGGTCGTGCGCTCCGGACCGCGCTTCTGCGGCGTTCCGCCTTCGCCCGGAGCCTTCGGAGCAGCTCCGCGGCCTGTGCTCGAGATGGTCGCCGAGAATGCTCCGGTGTCCGGCGGAGGCTCCTTGTCCAGCTCCTTTTGATCCTCCTCGGCGTTATATTCGGGCGCCAGAATATCGCGCCGCTGAAGCTCGCCGAGATAGGCCTTGCGGGAGATGTCCCGACGCTCGCGAGCGCTGTCCAGAGCATCGAGCTCCTTGCTCTCGCCGACGGAAACGTCCGGCTTGATCTGGTAGGAGACAGTGCCGCCCTTGTCATCACCGAGCTTCAGCCAATCAGCCGTGTATTGCAGGGCCAGCTCGAGAGCGTCTTTGAAATCCATGCCCCACGCCATGAGCGGGGAGATGGCCTCGGCGCTGTCAAGCGCTCGACCCGTCGCAGACGAGGCACCCGGCCGCTTGCGCAGGAACTCAGAGCCATAGCTGGCCATCTGATCCTCGAGGTCTTCAAGGTCAGTGCGGCCGGCGGCAATTGCATTGCCCGCATGTTCCACGTAGTAGATGCGCCCCTGAGGATCAGCGACGCTGAGCCACTTCTTGGGCCCGATCACCACCGGGTCCCCGTTGGGGTCTGCATTCGTGGCGCCCGATACCGCGAGGATCGGGAAGCGAGCAACAGTCAGGATCGAGCGCTGGTCGGCAGACGACTGGAAGTGCTCGACGTTCAGATAGGCGAGGTCTTCAAGGACGGGCTTGCCTTCAGCAAGACCATCCCGCGCCGTGTAGAAAGACACGAGGGGAACATAGTCGAGGCCCATCGGGCCGCTGTCGACGATCACCCACTTCGGCTTGGAGCCCTTGCGGACCACGCGCTTCTCATAGAGCTCGAACTCACCAGGCTTGAGCACCCGGATGCGTTCCACAGTCTTGGTGCCCCAGCCGTCAGGCTCCGTCTCCCACTCACGAATGCGAGCTTCGACGACGCGGACCTTGTCCTTGACCTTTTCAGCTCGCAGGAACAGCATGTCGGCAGCATCGATGAAACGCCAGAAGGGACGAACGCCGTCCTGGCGATCATCCTCGAGAGTGCGCTCTCGCCCAGCAATCGGCATTGCGCGGGTATGGTCGACCAGCACGAACCCAAAGGCTCGCTGGATGCTGGAGCGGAACCAGGACCGGGCAAAGACCAGGAAGCTGTTCCCCTCCGTGTCCACGTCCTCAAGCAGCTTCTTGATCTGCTCGGGCACGTCGTCATTGAGGAGCGGGGGATCACGGAAGGCCTTGCTCGTCAGGTTCTCGAGCGTCCGCAGAGTGTAGTTCTTGAGGGTCGCCCGATCGAGGCGCTCACTGTAGGCCTCCTTGCCCTCATACTGGTGCTTGGGCAGATACTTCTCACCGGCCGCACGCATGGTGGCGGTGCCACCCAGAACGGTGTCGATGATGTCCCACTTCGGGGCCATGGCCAGATAAGAAGCCATGGGTGTGCACACTTCCGGCTTCTTGGCAATGCCGGGAGCCGAGAGCGGGCTCTTGTCGCCCCACCGGCGCTGAATGACACCGGGCTTCTCGTCAATGCCCTGCGGCATGCCCCGGTCTGCGTTCTGGTCGCTGGCGGCCATGTTGCTGTCCTCTATTGAGCGTTGAGAGCGAGACTAGCGCGGGTGCCCCGACTGGGGCACCCTCGCTCTTAGAAACCGCCCTGCTTGAGGTTCTTCCTGGCAGCGCGAACCCGATAGCGGGTCTCGTCACCAAGGTGGTCTTCAGCATCCGTGTCCACGTCGTCAAGGTCCTTGTCGTCCCGCGGTAGGACAGGCACAAGGTCAAGCCAGTGGTGACACGTCCGGAAGATGAACATGCCTGGTTGCTCGCGAGGAGCTGACTTCTGGGCATCTTCAAGGAGCTTGCGCATCTGAAGCCAGCCCTGCTTGCGCGATCCAGGAGACTTGTCCGAGCGTTCCCAGTGCACACCCTTTGCCTGCATATCTGCAGCAATGGAGGGATGCCCTGGCTCGCTGTCCCAGATAGCATTGTCGGCAGGACCGGGTGATACCAGACGCTTGATGAGCCCACTGGCAAGCATCTTTGCTTCACGCTCCCTGATCCCCAGTGCGACATTTGCCGCCGTCATCCGCAAGCCTGTGTTGTGCTCCTTCGGATTAGCCCCATACCACTCAGCGATACGGAACAGGTCCCCTCGCACCGTGTGAAGCTTGCGGCCATTGGGCAGTTCGACTGTGGTCCCATCACTCTCAGCCCACCAGCCGACTGCAAACGGGCGCGACGAGCCCCAGTCGAATGAGCGATCAACTCGCCAGCTGGACGGGATCGGAAATGGATCAAGCACATGGACCTTGGGGTTCCACACATCATCCAGCATGCCGCCAGCCACGATGTCCCAGTCGCCCTTGAGCCAGGCCTTGAGCTCCGCAGGATTGCGGGCCGAAGCACGGAGGCGGGAGATATAGTTAGGGTCAGCGTCCAGCAGAATGCGGTTCTCGTAGATGTGCCCGTGAATGGCGACACGCGGTGGCTCCAATTCGCCCTCGCTGTCCACTGCATCACGAATGACAACCCCACGGTGCGACGGCAGGCGATAGCGACGCTTGACCCAGTTATGGCCTACGCCATAAGGGTTGCAGGTCGCACGAACCTTGCGGGGCACACGCGGATTGGAAGAACGGCAGCAGCTGAACATCTTGCGGAAGACCGCGTCGTCAGCCCAGTTGGTAAGTTCTTCCCAACCGATCCAGGGATAAGCATGGCCGTGATAGGAGTTGTAGTCCTCAACAACCTTGATATGGCGGAGGAGCAGCTGTTCCCCATCGGGGAAGGTCCAGGTCTTTTCCACCTTGTTGTATTCGGCGCCGGGGAAGATGCGCTTGAACCACTTCTGGCTCTTGGCGATCACGTCGGCAAGTTCCGGGTGGGAGCGGCGGAACAGAATGCCACGCCAGTCGGGACCGAGGCCGGTGCCGACGTGCTGGAGGAAGTCCATCAGGAGCGCGTCGGTCTTACCGGGGCCGCGAGTGCCCTCATACAGGCACTCGAAGATCGGGCAGGACAGGAACAGTTCTTGAGAGCCTGCCTGCGGGGACCAGACGCGCTCCACGTTTCCGGGAAGCGCGGCCATGGCCTAGTTCCTGTCTATGTGGGAGCGATATTCCCTACATCAGTGACGCGTGCCGGACTGCTCGCTAGCCAGCAGCTTGGCACAGGCCTCGATGCCCGCCTGAGCGGCGGCCGATGGGTCGAAGATGTCACCAAAGGTGGCGCAGAGATGTTCGGCCGCAGCACCCGCGGCCATTCCGCAGGCCTGCCGCAGCTGCTCCTCGCTGAAGCCGTTCGTCAGCTCCGGGTCCAGCTTCATGCGGCGAATGTTGCTCGAGCGGATACGGGAGAAGACATGGACATGGAACTGCGCCCCGACGCGCTTGACTTCCACCTTGGGAGTGCGGATCGACTGCCCGTCGTCGCCCACGATTTCGATCCGAACCTTGCCCCGCAGGGTCTCGAGGACAAAGGCGTTGCGCTCGTCATTGAGCACAGGCTTCCCATCCTCAGAGTATTTGTGGGCAACGATCAAGCCCTCCTCCTCGTCCGCCGTAACGGCACGGGTGAAGGGCTTGTCGTCGAGATAGACACGGACACGGGTGAGGTCAATGTCAAACCGGTGCCCCTTGTCGCGCTTGTCAACTGAGATGCGCATCCTGCTCTCCTGTCTTAGGCGAGAGGATCGGCATCCTGGTCGCCCTGGCTTCCACGGTGTTCTGCCTGGTTGGCGCCAGCGGCACTCTCCCATGCGTCCGTCGAAGCTACGCCAGGAACGACAAGCACGCCGCCCTTGACGTCTGCCTGCACGCTGACGTTCTCACGGAACTCATTCGGGCGCTTGGCCTTGAGCAGCTGGACGAGCAGGGTGTCGGAGTATTCCGTCACATAGCCCACAAGCTCCTTCTGCTGATAGACAGGCTTGGAGATGCCGTCGACAGCGCGAACGCGGGCGGCCTCCTCGAGTGCGTCGGTGGCGAACTCGACAGCCTGATCCCACAGCTTGGCAAACTCGGGGTCTTCCTGGCGAACCGTGTAGGCATACCCGCGGGGCCAGCCGGCAGCAGTGGCCGACCGACCGACAATGCCCGTCTGGGCAAGAGTGCGGATGAAGATTGCCTTGCGCTTGTCGGTCACGATCCCACGAGCACCGAGCGCAGCACCGACCCGGATCATCTTCTTGCGGGCCTTTGCGTCGTTGTCCTCATGGCCCGTAAGACCGAGAGCGGCGTCGCCGACGGCCTCGATGTCCTCGTCGGTGAAGCCAGGCTCAATGCTGCTGTTCCTGCTCATGGATTGGCCCGCCTGGTTGAAATCATGTTCGCAGGCTAGCGCGGGCCTCGGGCCCGCGCAAGCCAGCAGCTCGCTAGAGCACCCGGTAGGAGACCCGCGCCACTCCGACGTGGATCAGACCAATAGCCCGCGCCATGCCACGGGACAGGTCAAGCACACGGCCTCCGATGAATGGGCCGCGATCGTTCACCCGGCAGATTGCCGAGCGTCCGTTGTAGGTCACCTCAACGCGAGTGCCGAAGGGAAGGGAGCGATGAGCGCAGGTAAGGCCGTCGGGTCGAAAGGGCTCCCCGTTTGCAGTCGTGTGGCCTTCAGCATACCAGCTGGCGAGGCCCGACTGGGCGACGGCAGGGGTTGCTAGGACTGCGAGAAGTGCAAGGGTGACTAGTGCCCGCATCTGGGCCTCCTTTTTCTGTTGAAGGGAGGCCCAGGTTGTCAGTCAGATGCTGGATTGGCCACCGTCGCTTTGTGCTCGCGAGTTTTGTTCTCCACAAAATCCGCAATCTCCCGCATGCAGACCTGCTCAAAGACAGTATCTGGGTTGGGGAAGAAACAGTAGCGCCTCCAGGGGCTCCACCACTTGATCTGGCCCAGCGGATCGCCATAAAGGGACGTGACCGACCAGCGACGGGTTTTGTGTGGACGGCGATCGAGATGAGGCTGCTCATTGAAGTGGATAAAGGACCCCGTCTGCACGCGGTCCTTTGCCTCCTCGAGCCCTTCCTTGATGCGCTCAAAGGCTCTCTTGGCCATGGCCTAGTAACTCCTCTCACCTTCATGCCAGTCGACGATGATCGGGAAGCGCAGGAACCCGTCAGGCGTCACGTTCTGGTAGCGGACAGTCACCTGGCTATACCGCTTCCAGTCCCGCAGGACCTGTGCCAGGAACTCGCGGCTGCCGCGCATGCCGGAGGACTGCTCACGCCCGTCCTTCAGCCGGATAGTTGCCGTCTTGGCATAACCGGCCCAGTTGCCGAGCCCTTCCTCGACGCGGACGAGCTCGAACTCCCCATCCTGGAAGTCCTTGAGCTTCAGCAGCGACTTGGAGCGCTTGCCGACTTCATAGGGCTCGTCAAGCCGAACCATAGCGCCTTCGTAGCCCTGCTCCATAAAGCCCGCATAGAGCTCGTCGATGCTCCCCTGAGTGGTGATGGGATGAGTTGCCACGAGGCGAATAGGGCCGTCATAGAGGGGATCGTCGAGGCCCTTCGAGTAGCCATAGACGGTGTGGAGTTCCCCGATACGCGCCGAGAAGCCTCCGGAAT